GGTCACAGCCACACTCCCGCCGACCTCGCTCGGCCGCGACCTATCTGTTTTGGTTAAATCTGGCGTGATCGATGCTATGAGCTTTGGATTTTCTGTCAAGAGAGATTCTTGGTCACAGGATGGAAATACTCGCTACCTAGAGGATGTCAGCCTCTATGAAGTGTCGCTAGTTTCAACCCCAGCCTATGAGCAGACCTCTGGCACAGTATCAGTCCGCTCAGCTGGCATCTCAGCTGATGCCCTAGCTGATGCCCTACTCAAGATCGAATCAGGCGATGAGCTAGACTCAGAGCAGGGCGCACTAATGCGCGATGTGATCGAGCGCCTGTCAAAAACCGAACCAGTAGTTGAGCCAACCGAGCCAGAGGGTGACATCACCGCCCTCTATGCGAAGAAGCTCGCCCTAGCAGAATTGAGCAAGTAATGCCTACCAAAGAAGAAATTGCAACCGCAATCGCAGTAGTCAAGGAAGTTGCTGGCGATCCAGAAGTGGGCGCTATCAAGGAACTCATTGATCTTCTAAACTCCAGCGCATCGGCCAAAGAAGTCCGAGTAGTCGCTGTGAAGGAAACTCGCTAAACTAATCTGCGAGTTCGCCCCCGAGGAGTTTACCCCTTTCGCCTCGGGGGTTTTCGCATACCCTAAGCGAGCATGTAGCAACCTTGTAGAATATAACTAGGTTCTGAGTTTGCTCGGCCTCTTGTCTGTTCAGCGTCAGCGCGGCGGAATCCCTAACCCATTTAACAAAGGACACACTAATGTCAGAGTTCATTAAGAACCAGGCAGAAGTTCGCTCAAACCTTGTTGCTCAGATGCGCGAAGTTCTCGACTTCGCCGCTGGCGAGAAGCGTGGACTTTCAGCCGAAGAAATCCAGAAGATTGACCGTATTGAGGCAGACATTGAAGCGCGTGACGCTTCGATTGCTACCGCAAAGCGCGTTGAGGAGCGTTCGGCTGAGGCAGCAGAAGCCGCTTCATCTTTCGCACCTAAGACCGCTGCTGTTGCTGGTGACGCAGACCTTCTACGCGCTATCGCTCGTGGTGAAGTTCGTGGTCACGAGTTCAACCGTGAGAACCGTGCTGCTCTAGTTCCTTCATCGAACACCGTAGGTCAGTCATTCTACGACCAGGTATTCGGTGTTGCTCGTCTAATCGGCCCAATGCTAACCACCTCAGAGGTTATCTCAACCGCCTCAGGTGAAACCCTTGTCGTGCCAACTACCACCGCGTATTCAACCGCAGCGGTTACCTCTGCTGGTTCAGCAATCTCAGAGTCAAACCCTACCTTCTCAAGCCTCTCACTAGGAGCTTTCAAGATTGGTGCTTTGGTTTCAATTTCTAACGAATTGATCGCCGATGCAGGATTTAACATTGAGTCTTACCTAGCAGAACAGCTTGGTCAGTCACTTGGTTTCCAGGCTAACGCTTTGCTAACTACTGGAACTGGAACGGTTCAGCCTACTGGTGTTTCTACCTCTGCTGGCTCTGTTGTAACTGGTGGCACAGGTGTCAGCGGGGCCGCAACTTACGAAAATCTCGTAGACCTCGTCTATGGAATTGCAGATGGCGCACGCGTTCTTCCAGGTCTGGGCTTCCAGATGTCAAAGACTGGTATCGCTGCTGCTCGCAAGATGAAGGACGGTGCAGGAAACTACATCTGGACTGACTCTGCTGTTCCTGGTCAGGCTGCAACTCTATTGGGTTACGCTGTTTATGAGAACCCTGCTGTTGCTGCTGTTGCTACTGGTGCAAAGTCTGTTCTATTCGGTCACCTACCTTCATACAAGGTACGCGTTGCTGGTGGAATCCAGGTTGCTACCTCAGCGGATTACGCTTTCAACTCAGACACAACCACATTCCGTGGAACTATGCGTCTAGATGGTGGCCTAACCCACGCTACACACATTGGTTACTTCAAGGGTGGCGCTAGCTAATCCCTGAGTAATTTCAGACTGGTAGACCCCTGGGTGCGTAGGCTCAGGGGTTTACCTTTTCTGCTAATGTTTGAGTATGTCAAAACCTACGCGCAAACTAAAGGGAACTGTAACTGTCTGGAGCAATAGCCCAGGTGAATCTACTGGCTATGGCCAGCAAGCCGAATACCTTGTAAACCGCCTAAAGCGAGATGGTGCGGATGTTGCCGCTTCATCAAACTATGGTGCTGAGGGTTCGCTAAAGTCTTTCAAGACACCTTATGGGGAAATCCCTGTTTATCCTCGAGGACTTGATCCTTACTCTAATGATGTCGGCCCAATGCACCATGCTCATTGGAAGTCTAAGAATCAGAATCAGCCTGACACTCTAATCACTCTTTATGATGTCTGGGTTCTAAAGGGCAAGGCTTGGGATAACATCAACATCGGCTCTTGGACTCCAGTAGACCACGCTGGCCTAACTCCAAGTGTTGAGGCATGGGTTCGCAAAGAGAATGTCACCCCAATTGCGATGGCTCCAAATGGTGTCCGAGCTATGGAAGCCAAAGGCATTGAGTGCGAGTATGTTCCTCACGGAATTGACACAAAGATTTTCAAGCCGACTGCCAAAATTCAAGGTGAAGATGTCCGCGCCTACATGGGCCTAACCGATGAATTTGTTGTTGGTATGAACGCCGCTAACAAATCTTCTGGTCTTTTGCACCGCAAGTCTTTTTCTGAGAACTTGCTGGCTTTCGCTATTTTCCGCAAGCGACACCCCGATGCGGTTTTGTATCTGCACACCGAGCCTCTAGGCGTTGCTGGTGGCTGGAATCTAATAAAGATGCTTCAGGCTTTTGACATACCTAAAGAAGCAGTTATGTTTCCGCCGATGGTGGATTACAAGTATGGAATGAGCCAAGAGGATTTGGCGGCCCTTTACTCGGCTATGGATGTCCTACTTGCACCAGGACTAGGCGAAGGCTTTGGGCTTCCAACTGTTGAGGCTCAGGCTTGTGGAACTAGAGTTATCGGATCTAACTGGGCCGCTACCCCTGACCTTGTTGGTGAAGATTCTTGGCTTGTCGAAGGCCAGCCAAGTTGGGATGCAGGGCAAGACGCCATCTGGACTATGCCACTCATCCCTAGCATTGTGAACGCCCTTGAGGAAGCCTATAAAGCTGACAGAGGCCCTAGCAAGATTGCTATGGACTTTGCTAAGCAATTTGATGTGGACACTGTTTGGACTAAATACTGGCTTCCTACTATTGACCGGTTGTTGGCTAAATCTAAATGATTCCAGTCTTAGGCTTTTGCACTCTCAAGCGCTTTGACTTAGCCGAGCGCCTTCTGGCCTCGATTGATTACCCAGTTTGACGCTACTGGTATAAAGCGGGCAGAAAAGGCTTTTAGCGGTCTCAGCAAGTCCATCAAGTCCACAGTTGGCACTCTTGGCCTAACCATTGGTGTGGCTGCCCTTGTAAATACCCTAAAGGACGCCTCTAAGGCCGCGGTTGAAGACACAAAGAGTCAAGCGCTCCTAGCCAACCAACTAATGAACAGCGTTGGCGCTACCAATGACCAGGTCACCGCTGTTGAGGCCTCTATCAGCGCGATGCAACTTCAGGCTTCTGTTGCCGATGATGTTATTCGCCCAGCCTTTGCGCAACTTGCTCGAGCTACTGGTGATGTCACTAAAGCCACCGAACTAACCCAGTTAGCCCTTGATGTTTCGGCTGGAACAGGGCGCGACCTAAACTCGGTTGCTATTGCTCTGTCAAAGGCCTATCAGGGAAACACAACCGCTCTTAGCCGACTAGGTATCAAGGCTCAAGATGGCGTGAATGTCTTTGACCAGTTGAAGCAGCAGTTCGCTGGATCAGCAGAGGCAGCCGCTCAGAATGACCCTTACCAGCGCCTAAACATCATCTTTGGCGAAATTCAAGAGCAAATTGGTTTGGCTCTATTGCCAGAACTAAACAACTTGGCCAACTACTTTGCTAGTCCAGCGGGTCAAAAAGAACTTGCTGGCTATGCCGAACTAATCAAGGAATTGGCTAAGGTCTTTATCTTTGTTGGAACAACTGTTGCTGAGTTCCTAGCGGGCTTCAAGGTTGTTGGCGCTGCCTTTGGCAAACTGTTCAAGGGTGACTTTGCTGGCTTTATCGAGCTAATGAATAGCCGAGGCATGGTTGATGCTTTGGCCAAACTTGACAATATTGGAACTGAAGCTTCCAAGACCGCTAATAACAAAATCACCCTAAATGGCAATTTAGGCACAATTACTCCAACTGGAAGCAAGACAAGTGGCACAGCCAAAAAGACTGCCGCTGAGGTTGCTGCTGAAAAGGCTGCCGCTGCTCTAAAGAAGGCACAGGAAGCCCTAAAGGATTTCCAGAATGGCCTAATTGAACTATCTACTGGCTTTGAACCGCTAACTCAAGCAAGTTCTGATCTAGGTGAGTTCCAGCAAACAGTTGTAGATACTTTCAATGAGATAAACAAGAAAATTGCTGAAGGCATTGCCAACAAGACCATTGGCACAAAGGGCCTTGACTCGCTTCGCACTTTCCTAAAGGCTCAACAGAACCTTCTTGAAGAGAATGCTCGCCAGCGCGACGCCATTATTGCCAAGCGCACACTGGCTGAGGCTCTTTACAATGATGTCAAGTCTGCTCTTTCTGGAACTGGCAACCTTGCCGGACTTCTAGAAACTCAGACTCGCTCAATCACCACCTCAGTAACTAAAGTCATTGACGGATTCTCAGTCACAACTAAGAGAACAGTTGATGAGGTTGTGGGTGGCAATGGAGTTATTAGCAAGCTAAAAGATGTAGTCACTAAGACTAAGGCTTTTGCTGCTCAACTGACAGACTTGAAGGCGCTGGGCCTAAGCCCTGACCTTTTCAAGCAGATTGTTGAGGCTGGCCCAGATGTGGGTGGCCAGTTGGCTAAAGAAATTCTTGCTGGTGGCGCTGATTCTGTCAAG